GACCTCCGCAGGGCGCCATCACTCGCTTTGGCGCGCTGGAGAGAATTAACGACAATAGTGTCGACTAAGGCTTCATGAGCTGCCATAACCGCCGGAAGCGTTGGGAGCGTGCGGTGCTCCTCGATCAACAAAGACCGGGCTTTGGAGCGCAGGTTGTTAACACCCTGTGCTGAAATGCAGCCATCCTTGAGAGCCATAGAGGCCAAGGACGAGAGATGCCCTGAGACTGCGGCGGACACAAGGTTGCTTGGCGCGCCCATGCCTAATACAGCCGCTGGATAGACAGGCGTGCGAGTGAGGTCGATCCAATCAGCTTGTGGCGGTAGCAAATGCCGAGCAAGAAATGGACTACAACGATACAAGAAACGCTGGAACAAATTCCTTGCGGCGGGGCAAACTGCAAAAGTCACGACTAAGTCGTTAGCCGCAGGATCCAAAGCGGCAGTGAGGTGGACGTCAGCATCGTCCACCTCAGACAAATGAGCCACAAAATCAAAGTGTCCGCGAGCTTGAAGAAACGCCTGGTATAAATTACCCACCACCAGGACAGCACCACTCGAAAGTTGTTGGTAGTCGCCCCTAGGAAATGGGATGCGAAGAACAGAAAAGCTAACGAAGGCGCCCAAGTCGTCAACTACCTTTGCGGCCAAAACGCGGAGTAGTGGAATCTGTACAACGTCCACGTTAGTCTGCAAAATGGTAGGAGTGGCTGCGACAAACAAAGCGAACCCCATCCCCTGTGCGCGCCGGAGAGAGGCTGAAAGCTCGGTGCAAGCAGAAGGCATATGCTGCCCCTCACTTACTAGTTGGTTATCAGCCAAAAAGTAATCAATAGTAGCAACGGGGACAGCTCCAACCGCAGCAACAGGGGGACGAGGAATGGGGGTGGAATGGTAATGGGGTAAGAACCACTTGGCCCAAACTACAGCCAAGGAGCAAGAAGAAATGACAGCGAGAATTTTGTAATACAAAACTGCCCAATAATTTTGGGCAACTACAACAAAAAGGTCGGTTAAATAACTCAACCCAACACTACACCATTCATACAACTGTACAAAAGGCGAGAAAAGAGCTACGAGGGTAAAAACAACCTCGTTGTATATAGCGAAAATATACCCTCGGACGAAGCCAAATAAAAAGAAAACGTTACGGTAAATGCTATCTACTAGCAACACGTAGCGTGGCGGCTTTAATATAGCTCTAGCGGTTGCGGCGGCTAACGCAGCTCGCCGTTGGGAACGAGAATAGCTGTCAAACCGGCGTTTGGGCCTGTAAGAGTACCGACTCACCTTCTGGAAAACCTTCCACGGGTCAGCCTCGTCTTCCGTATAA